CATCCCACTTTGTCACAATTGTCACGAAGAGGTTCACGGGTACCGGCAGAAGAAAAAGAAGAAGCCGCTGACGGAGGAGAGATGGTAATCAAATGGACAGAATGATAAAGATGCGTGATGTTATGAGAGAGACGGCAGACGTCTTGGATGAATTTATCTCCCTGAAAGCAAAGGAAGATGCTGGAGAGGATAGTACCAAAGACGGCGAGGCTATTCTCGGAAGATTCATATTCAAGATGATGGAACTCCAATCATTACAGGAAAAATTATAATACCCCCCGGTCAAAAAAATCGAATGTTAATTTTTGGGTAGTTGACTCGATAGGGTTGTAGACAAGAGAGATTTTTTGAATTTCTCACATGAGGGGGGGGTGGTGGTGTGGCCAGGAAGACAGACATCAAAAAAGACCTATTAGATCAACTTGAACGCAATGGAGTTTATGGCAGTCATTACCTAGACCTCATCAACGACTATATGTCTTTGTGGGAAATAAAGAATAAGCTCATCAAGGATATTAAGGACCGTGGCGTATCAGTTGAATGGAATAATGGAGGCGGACAAAAGGGGTTTAAGAAGAATGACTCTATCGCTGAGCTCAATAAAACGAATGCCCAGATGCTTAGGATCCTCAGTGAGCTTAACCTGAAGGCAGGCAGCTCAGGATCGGCAGATGAGGTAGATGAGGAAATGTAGAAAGAAAAATTATCATCCATATATCGATGCTTACATTGACGGCATATACGACGGCAGCGTGACACCATCGGATGAAGTTATATTGGCTGCCGACATAGTTGAGGAAAAATTAAACGATCCAAGAGTTTTCATTGACAGTGAAAAAATAGATAAGGCCGTGGAATTGACTGAACGCTATTTTGAAATAAAACTGTTTGATTGGGAACTCTTTTTGTTTGCCTTGATTCATTGTTATTATGACAACGACACCCTGGTATTTAATCAAATCTTTATCATGATGGGCAGGGGTAACGGTAAAAATGGTTTTATTTCGCCGGTGGCATGGTATCTCACAACTCATTATCACGGAATCAAAGGGTACAACGTTGAAATCATTGCAAATAGTGAGGATCAAGCAGAAACGTCATTCAATGATATTTATGAGGTCCTAGAAAGCCATTGGGCAAAACTTAAAAAATTCTTTTATAAAACCAAAGAATTAATCAAGAACCTTAAAACTGGATCGGTTATTAAGTTTCATACATCTAATGCAAAAACCAAGGATGGTAAACGCTCCGCTTGCCTCATATTCGACGAAATACACGAGTATGAAAGCTATACATTAATAAATGTATTTACTTCTGGTTTTGGTAAAAGAAAGCATTCGCGGACGTTTAAAATTACAACTAATGGTCATGTACGCGAAGGAGTTTTAGACAAAGAATTACGAATTGCATATGACATTTTGAGAAGGATTATAAAAAACTCCAAAACTCTTCCGCTCCTATACAGGGTTAATTCAGAAAAAGAAGTTCTTGACAAGAAAATGTGGCACAAGGCTAATCCATCATTGAAATATCTTACAACCTTACAAGAGGAAATGGATGATGAGTTTCAGAAAATGGATTATGACCCGGAAATCAAAAGTGAGTTCTATACCAAACGTATGAACTGGCCTTTATCGAACTTGGAAGTTGCAGTAACAGATTATGACAAAAACATACTTCCAACTAATCCACCACTTCCGGATATGACAGGATGGAAATGTACGGTCGGTATAGACTATGCAAAGATAAACGACTGGGCCAGTGTTGATTTTCACTTTAAAAAAGGCGAACAGCGATACGACATAAATCATTCATGGTTATGTTTACAATCGAGGGATTTAAAAAGGCTTGCAATCCCCTATAAGGAATGGGCCAGAGCCGGATACATTACACTGGTTGATGACGTGGAGATACACCCCAAACTGCTATGTGACTACATTTCGGAAATGGCAACCAAATACCATATCGAAATGATTGGAATAGATAATAATCGGTATGCCCTGGTATCTGAAGAATTGAGGAAAATCGGGTTTGACGCCAAGGAGTATAAAAATGTCAAACTAGTTAGGCCGAATGATATCTATAAAGTTCAAACAGTAATTGATAGCTGCTTTACTCGACACTGGTTTACTTGGGGAGATTATCCGCCATTAAGGTGGGCGGTCAATAATACTAAATTGCTTTCAGCGGGAAGCAAAGAAAAAAGAGAAAAAACAGAAACAGGCAATTACTATTACGGAAAGATTGAACCCAAGAGCCGTAAAACAGACCCTTTTATGGCATTGGTGCATTCCATGGTAGTAGAGGATAGTATCCCGGAAGAAACGAGCCATTACGCCGACCTTCCGGTAATTACCTGCTAGGGGGGGTGAGAGATTGGGATTAATAACTTGGATCAAAGATAGACTTGGCGGACAGGCCGTACCGCTGAGCGGGGCCGATGTGAGCGGCTCCCTTGATGAATATTCAGCTTTAATGGCCGATATTTATATTCGAGAGCTGGCCTTTTGGAGTGCAGTCAATATCATTGCCAATGCAGTAAGTAAATGCGAGTTTAAGACGTTCTTGAACGGGGAGGAGACTAAGGGAAATGAATATTACTTATGGAATTTTGAGCCTAACAAGAATCAGAACTCCAGTGGATTCATTCATAAGTGGATCTCAAAACTCTATCGAGATAACGAATGTCTGATCATAGAAAATAACGGACAATTGTTGATTGCTGATAGTTTTATTAGAACTCCTTATGCATTGTACGATGATAAATTCACTGGCGTAACCGTCGGTGATTTTACTTTTAATCGGTCATTTTTGCAGAGCGAGGTCTTGTATTGGCAGCTCTCAAACCAGGATATGCGTCGAGTAATCAATGGACTTTATCAAAGTTATTCCAAGTTGATTGCTTATTCCATGAAGTACTTTCAGAGATCGCGAGGGCTCAAGGGGAAATTCAAATACGAAACAATTCCGGTAGCCGGCACGGAGGAACGAAAAGCCTTTGACAGTCTCATCAGTGAAAAATTTAAGACGTGGTTAGATGCTGATAATGGAGTTATCCCTCTTGGAAAGGGTCAAGACTTTACAGAGCTTGAATCAAAGACCTACTCGAACGAGGGCACCAGGGACATACGCGCCATGATTGATGATGTATGCGACTTCACGGCCAAGGGCCTTGGAATGCCACCAGCGTTACTCCGAGGGGATGTGCAGGGAACTTCGGATGCAGTGGATCAGTTATTGACGTTTTGCGTGGATCCTTTGACAGATATGCTATCTGAGGAAATAATCCGGAAGCGGATTGGACGAACGGATTATCTTAAGGGTACTTATTTGCAGATTGATACCAAGTCAATCAAGCATATTGATTTGTTGAGCGTATCAACTGCTATCGATAAGCTTATTGGTTCTGGTGCTTACTGCATTAACGATATTCGCAAAGCTTGTGGCGATTCGATTATTGACCAGCCATGGGCCTGGCAGCATTTCATGACCAAGAACTATTCGACAGTTGCAGATCTGTTGGCTGCTTTGGAGGGAGGTGATCCAGGTGGATGAAAAGTTAGGTAAAATTATTAGTGCCTTGGACACTGCTGCAGGGATGCTGATTGTTGCGGCTATGAAAGATCAAACAGTACGCAAGGCTATGGAGCTGGTTTCTCAGGCGTCATTTGACTTAGGAAACCTTATTTCGGAGGGGGGTGAAACAATTGAAAAACTGTAAACCTTTTTGGGAATTAAAACAAGCCGCGACTAGCCCTGACACGCTCGAAATGTATATTTACGGTGATGTCGAAGGGGATTATTTTGACTGGTGGGAATGGGCAATGGTTGAAAGCGAGACTTCTGCGAACCATTTTCGAAATGAGCTTGCGAAATACCATGATGTCAAGCAGATTAACTTGTATGTGAATAGCTATGGTGGCTCAGTATATGAGGCTATGGCTATTAGAAATCAACTCAAGCGGCATCCTGCAACTAAGACAGCATACGTTGATGGGTTCGCATGTTCTGCAGCATCATTTATCTTAACAGCATGCGATAAAGTCGTCATGTATTCAAACACCATGCAGATGATCCACAATATGTGGAATGTTGTAGCGGGTAATGCTAAGCAACTTCGTAAAGCTGCCGACGATTTGGATACGATCATGGAAGGTAACCGACAAGCTTATTTAGAAAAATCAAATGGGAAAATCTCAGAAGAAAAGCTTATTGAGTTACTTGATGCGGAAAGCTGGTTAACTGCTTCCCAATGTATTGAATATGGGTTTGCGGACGAAATACTGGGTCAGGAGGCTGATCTTACAGG